TCCCTCCCTCTCCTCCAAGAATGGCCCCGCAAGGGGCTATTTTTTTGCCCATTCCCCACCGAAAACCCAGCAGAATCAAGGCCTTAGCCGATTCTGACGCCTGCGTTTCCGTTGATTTCCCACCGTCAAAAGCCGTTCCACACCGGCGCTCGGTAGGCATCTTTGTAGGCATCGAACGGCATCCGATCACGATGCCTACAAATACCCTCACCGACACCATCTGCAAGACCGCGAAGCCCGGCGAAAAGCCGATCAAGCTCTTCGACGGCCACGGCCTTCACCTCTTCATTTCCCCGACGGGCGCCAAAGTCTGGCGCCTGGCCTATCGCATCGACGGCACGCCGAAGCAGAAGTCGCTAGGGGCGTACCCCTTGGTCACGCTGGCGGAGGCTCGTATGCGGTCCGCAGAGCTGCGGAAGGGCCTGTTGGAGGGTGTGGCCCCTGTGACGAAGAAGAAGCGCCCGAAAACCACGTTCTGGGAAGACTGCGAGGCGTACTGGAAAGGGCGCGAAGATGTCTCTGCCGACTACAAGGCCAACGCGCTCCGCGCTCTCGAGCTTCATTTGAAGCCGCAGCTCGGGGAGAAGGCGACTGCAGAGATTGACCGGGCCATGCTGCTGACCGAGTTGAACAAGATGGACGCCAAAGGGCGTTTTGTATACGTCCGCAAGGTGCGCATGTGGGTGTCTCAGGTGTTTGACTGGGCCATTGCGCAAGATTTGGCGAAGACTAATCCGGCCGAATTGATCAACCCGAAAAAGGCGTTCGGCCGTCGCAAGGTCAAGAATCACGCATCGTTGAGCTTGCGGGAGGTGCCTGAATTTTTAAGGCGCCTGAGCTTTGAGAAGGATCTAAATTCGGTTTTGGCCTGCCGCTTCATGGCTTACACCTGGGTGCGCACTGGCGAAATGCGCATGATGCGGTTCGAGGAGATCGAAGGGGATCTCTGGGAAATCGGCGGCGAGCGTATGAAGCGGGATAAAGACCACCTCGTGCCGTTGCCGCGCCAGGCGCTCGAGATCCTTGCTGTGATGCGGTCGCGCCAGCGGCCGGGCAGCGAGTTCGTGTTTCCTTCTGATCATCGAATCGACCGCCCTATCAGTGAGAACACCGTGCTCGCTCTGATCGCAAGGATGGGCTACAAGGGCGAGATGACCGGCCACGGGTGGAGGTCGATTGCCTCCACCTGGGCGAATGAGCATGGCTATCCGCCCGATGCCATCGAGCGGCAGCTCGCTCACTCGCCGGAAGACAAGGTGCGCGCGGCCTACAACCGGGCCGAGTACATGCGAATTCGGCGGCCCATGATGCAGGCGTGGGCTGATTGGCTAGATCAAGCCAATGCCGGCAGCGCGCAGGGTTGAGAGGCGCCAGCCCATCGTTTTCTGGCTGATGGCGATGTCGGGCGGCGGGATCTTCTTCGCCTTGATCCAGCGGCGCACGGCCTCCGAGCCAACGCCAGTGAGCTGGCACAGCTCGCTGCGATAGATCACCCGGTCTTCGGTCGGAAGGGGCTGCGCGCTCGTGGCGACGGCCGGCGGAAAGGGGGTGGTGTTGACGATTTCAGGCGGGGCCATCTTGCGGCGCTCCCTTTTCACATAATCGCGGGATGGCAAAGCCAACCCGCACCGCCGAGCAGCTTCAAGAACTGTTGCTCGCACGTATTGACGAAGAAATTCCGGACCTTCGCGGCCAGCTCACAGACGTGGAGCGCGGCGGCGTGGTGTGGATGGATCCGGGCCACGAGGGCGGCCCGAATTGGACGGTCAAGGTGATGACCGATCGATCTACGCATCGCGTGGACATAGCGCGCATCGTTCGGCAACTGCAGGCGCAGTTCGACCTCGAAGCGGATTGATTTCACGAGGTAGTCTCCGGGTCGGGAGCGGAGTAGTCTGCGAGCGCGATGCCGCGCTCTGCGGCGACAGCGTGGATCTCGAGCAGGCCTTCGCGAAGGCTTGCGAGCATGTCCGCGCAGTTCTTTGTCGTCACGCCAATGCGTTGGAGTTCCGCGAGCGCGTGTTCTGCGCCGCGTTGCACTAGCTGCTGGCCCAGCAGTTCGGCGCGATCCATCTTGCGCATCGATGCGCGCCAGGCGGCCAGGGCCTTGGGCGATGTTGCAGCGTTCTCGATGACTGCCATCACGCCTCCCCATCTGGGCCTTGGGCGGCCTGGAGTGCTGCGCGATCCAGGCGCTCGATTTCGGCCAGGATCAGCGCGCCAGAGCGCACAAGGTCGCGCCGCCCATGGGTGGGTTTCCACGAGGCCAATTCCCAGGGCCACAAGATCATGTCTGCCGCGTGCGGCGCGCGAAGGGATGCATGCCCAAGCGCGTAGCAGGCTGCGGCGCGAGCCAGGCTGCCGTCTTCGCGCTCGTCGTCATGCTCTCGTGTCCAGCCTTCGGCTTTGACCTGTCGGCGACGCTCGGCCAGCACGTCGCGCGCGGCAGCACTCGCCTCCTGCGGCTCGGGCGCGAGGGCGCAGTAGAGCGGCATGGTAAACATGCCAGCAGATGTTTTGCGCAGTGGAAGGTAGACCCCGCGCTCGTTCTCGCCGGGAGGATCTTGCAGGGCTTCCGCCTGCTGCTGGCTTGCGTAGAACATCGGTTCCGTCGCCTCTTGCTGTGCGTGCGCCTCCTCCTCGAGCGCTTCATCGATGCGCTCCTTGATGTGCTCCTCGGCAGCCGCCCTGAGCGTTTCAAGCGACCAGGAGGATTTCGACAGCTTGCCGCCTGTCGCGCTGTCGATGAAGCATTCCAGCTTGAAGATCAGCGCGGCCGTTTCTGCGTCGCCGACCGGCTCATCGATCAAGGCGGCCTCGTATTGCGCCTCATCGACGGCGCACGCGGCGGCCAGCAGCTCGGCCCACTGCCATCCTTCGGAGTCGACCGCCTCCTGCATTGCGCGCGTCATGCGCAGCGGCACGAGGGCGAACCCGGCCGGTATAGCGGCGGGAGGGGTGGCGAGGGCGGTGCATTCGCATCGTCCTTGCCACGCGCGGTCAAGCGCAGTGGGAGAGAAGGTGCCTTTGCAATTCGGGCACTGTTTGACAGCTTCGCCGGTGGCGGCGGTAGGTGCGGCGGGCAGGTGCTGCCAGTGGGTGGGGGATGCGGCCCAGCAGTTGGGCACATCGTCGGCTTCAGCAGACGTTTCGAACCAGCCTTCTCGCCCGTTGTCGGGCTCCTCCCAGTACTCCGCGATGTAGGCCTCGGACATCCATTGGCCGCGCATGGTCCGCCACTTGCCATGGCTGTTGAAGTAGCCGAGGAGCACCGTGCGACCATCCTTCGGCGCAGTCTCGATGGGCCTCCACCCGCTCTCGGGCGCGGCAGTGGCGTTGAGCTTGCGCAAGAGCTCGATTTCTCCGACCAGCAGGAGCATCCACTCGAGACTGATCCTGGCGAAGACATTCGAGCCTTCGGTGTATGCGAACTCCAGTGTTTTGCCCTGTACCTCGATGCTCTTGTGCATCGGCTCTGCGGGCGAACCTTGATCGGTTGCGAGGTGAATCATCTGAGGAATCCTTCGTCTGCCGCATCCCAGCGGTGCGAGCGTGCGAGTGCCTCGCTGAAGGCATCGCACAGTTGTTGTGGGGTTCTCGTGCGGACGAACCGCTCGTATGCAACGACGGCAGCTCGCATAGCCTGCAGGCCGAGTCCGTCGAAGCCGTATCGGCCGTGGCGGCAGAAAATGGCGTTGCAGCGGTCCAGGGCCTCGCGTGCCTCTTGCAAGGGCTGCACGAGCGTCCTATCGAATTCCTCGGACCAGACGAGAGCTACATCCATCTTCCTGACGGTGCGATCGAAGACGTTCTCTTCTGCGGTGCCATCAGCCAAGGCGGCGAGGGCGTTGCGCAGTTTGGTCATGGTGTCCTCGCCTTTGCCTCGCCAGTGCAACTGACGGGCGGCGGCGATGGATGCCATCGTGGTGAGACTTGCTCGGCGGCTGTTGCGCTTCATGCTGCCCTCCGCATGTCGCGTTCGTAGTAGTTCGCAGCAGTCACGGCGCGCTGCAGCAGCGGCGGGACGGCGTTGCCGATCATGGTGATCTGCTTCGACTTGGAGAACATCCGGCCGTCGTGCCCGCGCTCGATGACGTACTGCGGCGGAAAGCTCGTGGCATTCGCGAGCTCGCGCGGCATCAACATGCGAAGGCATATATCCACGATGACCCACGGCTCGCCCTTGATCCATACGGTGACCAGCGCGAGGCGTGCTTTTGTCGTGATGGTGTGCATCGGCTCGTGCAGGTCGCCGAGCTGGCCGCCCTCGCCGTAGTAGCGGATCAGGAAGGCGGCGCAGCGCAGCGCGCCGGCCTCCGCATCGGGGGCAAGGTCGTAGCTCGGCGCCTCGCCTGCGGTGCCACTCTCGCCAGCGTGTGCGAGTTCGGCAGTCACGAGCCGCTGCTGACTTCCGCTCGTGGTCACAGTCGAGAGAGGCGCGGTAGCGGGGCGCGCCGGGACGGTGTTGTGGCCGCCGTTGGCCTGCTCGACAAACGCTGTGACCAGCGCGTGTTTTGCGCCGCCTGCAACCACGGTCCCGAGCGGACTCTCGATGTCGAGCGCACGCGGCGCCTGGCCGGCGCGCTCGCCGTAGCCAGTTTGCACGAGCGATGCGATGGCAATGCCCTGGCCTCCGCCGCTGGCCGTGACCGTGCCGAGCGGATTCGATGGCGAGGTGGCGCCGTAGCTCCATCGGCGCGCGCCGGGCTTGCCCTCGCCGTGGCCCATCTGGATCATGACCGGGGATGCCATCATGAACTCGCCACGCTGGGCGGTGGTGATGGTCCGAAGCGGCTCGCGGATGTCGTGGACGCGAACGCTACCGGAGTGGGTCACGGGAACTATGAACGGATTGGCGCTGTCGAGGACGAAGCGCTTCAGGCCGTGCGCTACACGCCGGCAGGTTGCCTCGGCAAGAGGCCGCTTCCGGTCGAAGATGCTCGCTGTCGGCAGCGAGAAGTCGATGCACTCGGCCGCAGCACGCCAGCGCATCTGCCCAGTGGTGGGATTGCGGAAGTGCGTTTGCGTCGGCCAGCAGATGGGGAGCCCGTCGCGACGCGCGACCATGAAGAGGCGAGTGCGCGTGGTGGGTGCGCCATAGTCTGCGGCGCACAGCAGGCGGTGCTCGACGGCATAGCCCATCCCGCGCAAGAGGCGCAGGAAGCGTTCCCAGGTCTTGCCGACGTGCTTCGGGTCGGGCACGAGGTGCTGCATGCGCAGCGGCACGACCTCGCCGGGCTCGGCCACGGAGCCGTCCAGCTTCACCACTCGGCCGGTGGCTTTGTCGCGTTTGGCGATCAGGCGGCCCCATTTGCGGATCTGCTCGACGTTTTCGAGCGTGATGACATCCGGTGCCGCCTGGCCGGCCCACCGCAGCACGATCCACGAGAGGGAGCGGATGGCGGTGTCTCGCGGCTGACCGCCGAGAGCCTGGCTGAAGTGCGTGCAGTCTGGCGAGGCGTGGAAGTAGCCCACGGGGCGGCCGGCAACGAGTTCGCGAGGGCACAGCTCGCGCACGTCGGCGCGGTAGTGCTTCGTCTGCGGGTGGTTCTTCGCGTGGCATGAAGTCGCGTCGTCGTTGTGGTTGGCGGCGATGTCCACATGCCGGCCGATGGCTTGCTCAATGCCTGTGCAGCTACCGCCCGATCCCGCGAACAGCACCACCACCAGTTTTGCGGCGAGGTTGAGAACGAATTGAGGATTCAGCACGCGAACCTCGCTGCGGTCGATGCCTTCACGTCGGCCTGCAGCCGATGAAAGCGGTTCTTGAAGTCCTCGCGCCACTCTTGCCACGTTGTGTGCTCGCGATAGGTCGTGTTGAGGTGCGCCCACTCGAGCGGCCGAATGGGCGTGGGGCCGCCTTCGCCGAGGATTGGCCAGCCGGCGCAGCGCTCGGATTCGTACGCTGTGAGGTCACGGCGCTCGGTGGCCAGGGCCTGCAGGTCCAGCTCGCGAATGAAGCCGCCATAACCGGCGAATGCGGTTCGCAGGTTGAAGTGCTCGCGCACGGCCTTCATGTGCTCGTTCTCGAAGACGGTCCACGCCGGCACGCCGCCGCCGGCCATGCTGTAGCCATTGATGGCGGTTTTCGCTGGGCTGCTGGCGTCGGAGACGTAGGCTTCGTGCGCGTCGTGCATGAGCGCCGCGAGCTGCACGAAGGCCGGCGCACCTGCGCGCTGGGCAATGTCGCAGCAAAGCAGCGAGTGCTCGGCCACGCTGTAAGGGCGCGAGGTTGCGCCCGTGAAGCGATTGATGATCGCGAGATGGTGCGCGATGTCATCGATGAGGATGGGGCGCGCTTCGGGGCCGAGGATCGCGGTCCCGGTCAGGTGATAGTCGGCGCCGCTGGCCGTGAGGATCCACGTCATTGCGGGACCTCCGCGGTTGCCGGTACGGTGAGGGCGGCGCGGCGTGCGTTGAAGACGCGCCGGAACTCTTGGCCGGCGGGATCGCTGAAGGGGTAGGGGCAGGCGAAGTCGAGGCTGTGGCCTGCCTCCGCTGCTTTCTTCGCTTCGCGCGCGATTTGTGCGAGCGACACAATGGGAAAGTCCATGGAGTCTCCGAGGGGGTGATGGCTCAGGCGGGTTGCGCCGCGGCGGGCGAGCGAGCGGGCAGCAGCTCGCACGCGCGGATGGCGGCGTGGATTTCCGGCGCGACGGCGCCGGGCATGGAGCGGGGATTGACCAACTCGAGGCGCAGCGCATCGCCGGCCTTGAGGTGCGGATGGCGTGCGCGCCAGGCGGCGGCGTCGGTGCCGGTCCAGCGTGCGACGTAGACCTCTACACGGCGCGGCCCTTGGTTGTCGATGAGGCGCAGCTTGAGGACGAACTCGCCCGCATCGTTGCGGTGCTCGCTGACGGCGAGCTGCTTGGGGCCGTGGTCCTTGCCGACGAAGAAAACGCCGGTGGTTGTGGTGGTCACAGCACGGCACCTCGCTGCTTCTCTGCCGCGATGCGGCGGAAGGTGGCGCGGATGTTGGTGTCGAAGCTCGGCCGATATTGGAATCGGCTATCGCACAGACCACCGACGGGGCCGGTGTGCTGCGGTTGCTTCGGCCGCCGCTTGCGTTGGTTCTTGATGACGATCATGGAGGGCTCCAGCCGTAGGCCAACATCGCGCCGAGCACGATGGGCAGGACGAAGGGCACCGCCAACATGGCGGCGGTCTTGAGAAAGCCCGGGCAGGGCTTTACGGGCGAGGTCCGCATGGGGCCTTGCGTCGTGGGGTGCGCGTCGCGGTGCATGCGTGGCGCTTTCAGAAGGGGCAATGCGCGGTCGCGCGCATCGACGTGGTGAGGGAGATCTCGAGCGCGATGTCGAACACCTCTTCGTCGGAGGCGCCGGCACGGCTGGCGAGCAGGGCGGCGCTCATCGGATTGCGCTCGCAATACGGCGAGCCCGGGCGGTGCTCGAAGTGGTATCCGCCGCACCTGCAGAGCCGATGGCCGGTCGCGCGAAGGTGCTGCGTGAACAGCCCATAGTCGCGGCGGCGCGTGCGGCACTCGGGGCAGCGGAAGAGGAAGGCCATTACGCGGCTTTCGCTCCGGACGTGCGCAGCCATTCGCCAAACCGCAAGCCCGAGTCCTCCTCGAGAAAGGCCTCGTAGCGGCGCTGGCTGCGCGTTATCGGGCGCACCTCTCCCATTTCGAGGTACTTAACCTCGGAGGTGGGATGTGCGTTGCGGATCACGCCTGGCTTGTCGGCGTCGAAGTTGACGCCGATGTGGTGGCCGCGGTCAGCGGCGATCACGCCGGGCTTGCCGTAGACCTCGACGCGGCGGCCGAGGGCGGCGGGAACGGCATAGTGCTGTCGCACGTACTCGAATGCCGCGCTCATGCCGCGCTCCCGAGGGCTTCGGTGGGCGGGGTGCGCACGATGTGGCGATCTGCCTCGCGACAGGATTCGATGAAGACTGCGCCGCGCAGGCCGGCATCGAGATTGCGACCTTTTAGCGCCCGCAGTACTGCCGTCCGAGCGGCATCCCAATGTTTCGGGATGGGCCGAGCACTGATGGGCATCGGCATTAGGGAGGCGTGACGAAGGCGCTGCTTTTGATCCGGTGTCATCGCGCGCCTCTCACGTCGAACTCGTCGTCCTCGAAGATGCAAAGCGATTTGCTGCTACCGCGCTCGCCTTCCTTGCTGTGGTGGCTCAGTGCGGCGCAACGCGCGAGTTCTTCGCTCGACTCCATGACAGAACCGATGTCGCCGACATTCGCGGTGTGGACGAAGACTCGCCATTCGCGTGCCGGTCCCAGCGTGTGTGTCGCTCTGCTCACGATGCGGCCCTCACGCTGGCACGTAGGAGCTTGGCGGCGGCCATAGCTTCCGCGTGCGCGGCTTCAAGGCGCGACCGCATGCGCGGCGTCACGAGGTAGTCGCAGTCGGCGCGGTCGATGTAGGTAATGCGTTCGGGGCCGCCCCATCCGCACTCGAAGACGCGCGAATTGCCCTCGCCCATTCCGTCCGCGATGCGGTCATGTGCGGAGCGGACGTTGTAGATCCAGCCGTTCTCGCACCATCCGCGCGTGTCCACGCCCCAGGTGATGGCGAGCAGCTTCTCGAGGTGGGCGCCGGGCTCGCCCTTGGCCTCGAAGAAGACATAGCGCTCTTGCAGCGGGCGGGAGCGCTCGCAGAGCTGGCTCGGCAGGCTGACGATGGCGCAATGCACACCGTAGAGCGACGGCGGGATGGTCGGCGTCTTCATGCTGCGCTCCGCGCGGCAAGGTTGATGGCTTCAATCTCGCCGTTGAGCGCAGTTGCGCGCGCGGCGAACTCGGAGGCCATCGGGTGGGCTTCCTCCTCGTCTTCCCACTGCTCGACGGGCGCGTCAGCGATGCCGGGCAGGCTGATCCTTCCGGCCTTGATTGCCTTGTTGGCGAGCGGCACGCCGAGGGGTTGCCAAGTCGCGATGCCGACGGCGGCGCACCGGTAGAAGGCCTGGCGCCTGCGGCCGGTCGTGCGCAGCCAGATTTCGACCCGCGCGTTACCTGTGGCGATGAGGCCGCCGGTCGCGCGGCCGGGTGCCGCGTGGTTGATCTGAGCGCGTGCCATCGCTCAGTCCTCGATGCGAACCGCGTCGATCACGGGGCAGCCGGTGACGGCTGCGGCGATCTCGCGTGCGGAGGAGCCGTTGGCGGCTTTGAATTGGACGAACGGCGCGGCGCCGGTGTCCGAGGGGTTCAGGTGGCCGAGAGCGTCTCGGGGCGTGTAGTAACAGCGATAGCGGCGAGTTGCCATGTCCATCTCCAGAAAGGGGATGGACTGGAATTTAGCGTAGCGCTAAATCATCTGTCAATAGCGTTGCGCTAAACTTTAGAGGAAGGGTTCAGCGCTGGCACAACTTCAAGCCTGGGGCGATCAGTGCGTGGATGTCCACGCGGGTCCCGGGAATGTCGGGGTTGGGCCGCCAGATCGAGTTAAGAGGAAACCATCCCTTCTGTTTCGCGCGTGTGTTCGCGCCGCCATTGAGGGCGTAGGTTCCGGTCGGATGGATGAATGTGACCATTGGGGAGCTGGTGCCGGGGTCAACGGTGCAAGAGAGCGTTCCGCTGTCGACTAGAAGGGGCCAGGACGCACCAAAGCTGTCTTTGGACACCTTGAGTTCGGCTCCGTGGGCTGCGAAGCCGACGGCCAACAGCGCCGCGGTCAGTATGCAGAGCCTCATCACATCTTCTTTCCGTTCCAGGCCCATACAACACGGCCGCGGACATTCACCTCTTGCCCGCCGTCGAGGACGTCTACCGTTTTGATTGTGGGGTTGTCGCTGCTGATCTCGTACTTGCCGTCGAATCTTTGACGCACACGTTTGATGTAGATGCGGTCGTTGGCTTCAAGGACATAAACACCGTCGATCTTTGGATCTGCTACCCCAATGTCGACCAGCAGGATGTCACCGTCACTGAAGGTGGGGGACATTGAGTCGCCGTATCCGTGGATGAACCGCAGATTCCGAAGATCGGTCATCGGCTTGATGGTGCGAACTGCCCACTGCGGAGAAACGGTTAGTCGTCCTACGACTACCTCTTCATGCATTTGATCGTCGCCTCCTCCCATGCTCCCAGAGTTTGCAAGGAGGGGAATGCTCAGTTCTTCGAAGCCGCTGAGATAGGGCGTGCCCTTGTGCCCTTCATCGGTGCTGACTGCGCCGATTGGCTGATCCATCCAGCCATCGGGTTTCGGAAAGATCCGTTCGATCTCGCGAGCCGTAGCGCGATCCATTGATCGAGGCTTTCCTGTTTTGGAGTCCGGTGAAGCGTTGAGCCACTGGCTAACCTGTGCAGGCGACTTTTGGATGCGCTCAGCGAGCGCCCGTTGGGTGCCCACTTCGTCGGCAAGCATTCGCAGCCTCGCACGGTAAATCTCTTCGATCTTCTGCATGGCAGAAGTGTTTAGCAATACGCTATCGAATGGAATTCGCGCGATGCTATTGACTGTGTTTAGCGTATCGCTAAATAATCGGGTCATGAGGCTTTCCGAATACTTCGCGACCAAGCGAGGCGCGCAGGCGCAGCTCGCCAAAACCTTGGACGTACCGGCTCCGTTGCTGAGCGCGTGGGCTTCCGAAAACCCCGAGACGCGGAGGCAGGTTCCTGCCGAGAGGTGCCCGCTGATCGAGCGGGCAACAAACCATGTTGTCCGGTGCGAAGACCTTCGTCCAGATGTTGCGTGGGATGTGCTGAGGGACCACCCGGCCCAAGATCAAGGGGCAAGTGCGCATGCATAGGCGTTGGAGCGCTTGGACCACTGTCATCGTGTGGTCGTCCACCGCGGCGGAATACGGACTGCTTGTCGCCTGGCAGCTTGGACAGGTTATGGGTGCTGGTCGGCTGCTGACCGCGTGGATCGTGTTGGGCGGCCTCTTTGGCATTGCGATGGTGCTCGGCCCACCGAACAACGTCCTCCCGGCAGGGCCGCTCGTGTATGGCGAGCGCGCTGCGATGCTCTTCGATCTCGCAATGGTCGCGGCGCTGTTCGCGCTGGGTCATAGTCTTCTCGGTGTTCTCTGGTTTGTCGCCTTCTGCGGCGTCTTGTCTCATTCGTACCGAGCGGCGCGCCGTAGGCAAGGCGGTGCAAATGGGTAGAGCGTCATGCACGGCGGGGCGCCTCCCAAAAGCCATCAGGTCGCCGGCAGTAGCACGTCTACGGCGGGAGAAAGAACGACCGCGCGCAGAGAGTCCATCGCTACTTTTTGCCGCAGTGATTGAAGGCCGTGAGCGCGCTCGCTCCTGCCAACGATATCGAGCCAGGCCGCGATGCTTTCGCGGTTCAGCTCCGGTTCGACCTCTAGCAGAAGCACGAGCTGCTGCAGGAATTGCTCGATGGCGTCGATCCGCTCCGCCTGTGTCGGAGCCGAACCCGCAGGCGCGGGGTACTGGTCGCTTTTCTCTAAGGTCTGCATGAGAACGAATATCTCAATTGACGCGGCGCACGGCTATGGCGCGGATGAGCCTGTGCCCGACATGCTTCGCGGCCACGATGCCGCGATAGCTGCGCACGACACCGCGCACGGTTACACCGGCGGAATCGAGGCGCTGGCCAAGCGCATGCAGGTCAACGCCAACACGCTGACCCACAAGGTCAACCCGAAGAACACCACGCACTTCCTCACGCTGCGCGACGCCATCGAAATGCAATGGCAGAGCCGCGACTATCGGATCCTGCACGCAATGGCTGGCGAGCTGGGCTTCGCGTGCGTCCCGGCTACGCCAGTGCATACCGACGGCGATCCGATTGATACCTTGATGCGCATGCAGATGGCATTCGCGGACTACGTGCAGGCGTTGGGCGAGGCGCTGACTCGACGTGCCGGCGGCGTGTCTGGAAACCAGATGCGGAAGGCCGAGTTCCACGCGGCAGAAGCGGTCGCAGGTGTCGGCCATGCACTGACGTTGCTGCGTGGGCTGATGCGTGAGGAGCCGAAAGCATGAGCGCAGAGGTTCCACCTAGCGGGGGAGGGCGCGCGTCTCCATGAGCATCAAGGTTATGTCGATGGTCTTCGACCGCTACCCCTCAGGCGGTATGGAGCGGTTGCTTGCGCTCGCGATGGCCGACCATGCCGGCGACGACGGGCGCCGCATCTGGCCGTCCGTGGATGAGCTAGCGCGCAAGACGATGCAGAGCCGCAGCAGCGTGCAGAGGCAGATTCGTCGGATGGTCGCGACAGGGTGGCTGATCCCGGTCAAGACGGCGACCGGCCGGCCGGGCGTCACCAACGAATACCGCATCTGTCCCGAGTGGATCGAGGGCGGCGAAGTGCCCTCGCCAGAGACGGGTGTCAATTTGACACCCCTTGTCGATGTGCCCCCAGCGGAAGTTATCCACACGGGTGTCAATCTGACACCCCTCGAAAAGCCCGAGAGGGGTGTCACCGCAGCCGAGAGGGGTGTCACCAGAGGCGAGAGGGGTGTCACAGCTATGACACCCGAATCTTCAGAACCATCAATGAACCGTACCCCCCTACCCCCCGGCGGGGGGGCGACCGGGTTCGATGACCTCTGGTCGATCTACCCGAACCATGCCAACCGCCTCAAGGCTGAGCGTCGATACCTTCGGCTCGCGCCGACCGCTGAGCTGCAGCAGAAGATGCGCTCGGCCATCGAGGCCCAAAGGCTTAGCAGGAAGTGGCAGAAGGACGATGGCGAGTTCGTGCCCGAGTTCGCGACGTGGCTCCGCAATGCGCGCTGGCTCGATGAGGCGTGCCCCCCCGTGGTGGCGGCGCGCCCGTGGCATGAGACGCGAGGGGGCATCAACGCCAGGGCCATCGAGTTGGGCCTCGCGCCGTGGGATGAGGCGGCCTTCTCGGTGGGGCGCGGCCCGGACTTCATCGCGTTCACCCGCAGCGTGATGCGCGCCGCGGCAGCGGCGGGGGAGGTGGTGTGCGCGTAACGTTGAAGCTCGACCCGAGCAGTCTCAAGGGTGTGCAGTCGCAGCTCGCCAAACTGTCGGGCCAGCAGGCAAAGCAAGCCTATGCCGAGGGCTTGAACGATGGCGGCTTTCAGGCGCGTCGCGAATGGCAGCGTGAGATGCGCGACCAGTTCGACCGACCGACACCCTACATCCTCAAGAGCGTGTATGTGCGCAAGGCCACGCCCGACAGGCTGGGCGTGAAGATCGAGCCCACGTACTTCGGCGGCAAGGGCGTTGACCCTCAGAAGATCCTTCAGGCGCAAGAGTTTGGCGGCGCCCGCAGGGACAAGCGCAGCGAGGTCGCGCTACGACGAATCGGCATCTTGCCTTCCGGCTTTCAGACGGCGATCCCCGAGAACCCTTTGCCCGGTAGCCATGATGGCCGGGGCAACATCCGTGGCCCCTTCCTCGTGCAGTTGCTCTCGTACTTCCATGCGATGGGTGAGCAGGGCTACCGCGCGAACATGACGGCGAAGCGCAAGGCCCAGATTCACAAGGGGACGAAGACGCGCGAGGGCGTTCGCTACTTCGTCTCGTACGGTCATCTGCGCGGAGGGGCGACACAGCACCTTGCCCCGGGCATCTGGGCTTCGACGGGGCGCGATGGCTTCATCGTTCGTCCGGTGCTGATGTTCGTGCCCGATGGCGACTACACACCAAGGATCAGCAGGCAGCGCGTTGCCGAGGCTGCGGACCTCGACAACTACATCGAGCGTCGCATCCGCTATCGAATCCGGAAGGCGGTGGGGACGTGAGATCGGCCATGCATCGTGCTGCCGTTGCGCGGCGCAAAGGTGAGCCGGCGGGACGGGCCAGCCTCAAAAAAATCGCGGGTCCCTTTTTGAAGCGTGCGATACGGGTAATTCGAACCGCGTGCTCGGGCTGTTCACCGAGCTTCCTAAGGGGGTTAAGTGAAGGTCATTGAGGCTATGGGAGTGGGCATCACGCAGGCCGAGTTTGCGGCCATCATCGGTGTGAGCGAAGCGAAGGTCAGCCAACTGATCGCCGAAGGCGTGATCGAGCGCGGCCAGTGTGGGCACGCATGGCTACTCGCCTATTGCGAACGGCTGCGCGAGGTCGCTGCCGGTCGCGCCTCGGGTGAGCTGGGCGGACTTGACCTCGTGCAGGAGCGCGCCGCGCTTGCTCGCAGTCAGCGCGAGGCGCAGGAGATCAAGAACGCTGTGGCCCGCGGCGAGTTCGCGCCGATCGGCCTG